AAAAAACCCGATCATTTCTGACCGGGTTCTCTTTTCATAAGTCCTTGACTAGCAAGGGTTTCCGCTAAATCACAAAGTTTGCTATGCTCATACGGGCATAGAACTTAGCTCCCTCGCGTAGGAGTTTTTTTCCCGTAGCGTGTTAATATCCCCTTACGTGGACAGAAGCTCTCTGGATCGAGAACAACTGGTGTTTGGGTGAGTGGAACATATGGACAGTAGAAGTAACCTGAATCCATATAAGAATCGCCCTTATAACCCATCAATAGTTGATTGGTTGGGAATAGAGGATCTTTATATAGTCTCCAGCGGTTGTTTACTGTACCAACGTACTGAATACCTAGTGAGCTTGTGAAGGTTTCAGATGGGGCTGGTGCGAAACCGGCTGTTGCTGTTTCGAAGATCGAAGCAACTTCAGGGCTGGTAACGATCCAGTTAGCTCCACCACGCAACGTTTTACGATGGATAACGTTAGAAACTTCAACGACTTTAACGTATAGAGATTCATACTTTTCCTTGATGGTTTCACCAAGAGCGGTATTGAAGTCCCAAGCGGTTACAGTACCGCTATTATTACGAAGATCGGTGAGAACTTCACGGTCGATTTCGAGGTTAATTTCTTGAGCGAGAACAGCGGTTAGTTCAGCTTCAGCATCGAGGTTGTGCTGTGAGCGGAGGTCTTGCTGAGCTTCGTATGACCAAACAGCTTTCAACTTACGGGTCTTAGCAGCGATTTCTTCTGATTCGATCACGAGGTTGATTTCTGGTAGATCTTGGTTACATTCCATGTTGTATTCATAGGAAACAACAGCATGGTTTGGACCGGGAGCACCACCATTCCAAGCGACCTTAAGTTCGCCTGTGGTAAGGTCTAGAGCCGAACCTGCAGACTGACCCTTGATTGCTGGAGCACCGATATCGGTGAAGTTAACAGAACCGCCAGCGGTAACAACGAATGTTTGGACAGCGGTTGCACCAACATAGAGAGTACCAGTAACAGTACCAGCTAGGATTGGGGTGTGTTCCAAAGGAGCATAGGTTGTTAGCATACCAACACCAGCATCGGTTGAGGAAACTTCGTTTTGAACGAATTGGCTGGTGTAGAAGATATCCAAGTTAGCAGTACCGTCAGCCAACTGCATCAAGCTGTTGACATCATCACCGGGGAATCCACCGATGTTATCAGCGCCACGTCGAGCGCCTTTATTGCTGCTGTATCTAAATCGTAGGTAGTAAACTAGACCGGTAGGACCGAGCAATGGCTGAACAGAGACGATCTTGTTAGCGATTAGCTGTGGATAAATACGACGGACTAGTGGGATGCTGATACGCTTGAACTGAGCGATATCGCCTGTATCGGTTGAGACTTCGTTCATAAGTCTTTGGTTTTCGAGTAGAACTGCTGTGGCACTACGAACATAACGGTCTTGAATACCTTCGAGGAGACCTGTCTTGCCCCAACGTGTTTCTAGCTCCTTAGCCTCGTTTAAAAATCGAGAATTTGCGTTCATATATTTCCTAAGTTTAATCTAAGGGACTAATAATTATTGTGCTGATTTTACGCCTGATAGGATCAACATTTGATCGAAATCAGAATTTGGTGATGCTGCATGTTCCGCAATGACAGCTTCATCAAGAGTTGTCTTACCTCTCCCCGTTACATTCTCTGCTTTCGCGACTCTTTCATTCTGTTCTGTAACGACATTAGCTTTCTTATTCTTGGTAGCAACTTTCTTGCTTTCCGAGATAAGATCTTGAGCTTGTCGTACAGACTCATTTAGTTTGGTGTTTTCAGTTGAAAGACGAATATTACGAGCTTCCATTATGCGAAGCTGACCTTTCAATTCTTCAACTGCTTTGCTGGCTTCTTCCAACTTGCTGGAGGAAACTGCATTGATACCTTCATCGGATAGATAAGACGAAGTTAGATCAACAATCTTATCTAGTGTGACTTTGTGTTCAGCCATACGAGGATCATTAATGACATCGCGTTTAGCTTGTTCATAAATTTCTGATCCCTTGAACTGTAGGAACTGATCAACCTTGTCAACGATGTATTCTTTCATTTCAGCAAGCTTACGATCATATTCTTCATACATATCGACTTCGAGTTGCTGATTTTTAGCTTGTTCTGCCTTGAGCATTTGATAGGCTTCTTCATAGCCTTCTTCAAGAGCAGCTTTGTATTCTTCGCCTTGAACTTCTAGACGATTACGTAGATCGCCAATGATTGCATAGGCTTCTTCGTAACCTTGTTCAGCGGTCTTTTCAGCTTGTGTAAGTTCGTTGGTAAGCTCAGCATAGGCTTCTTCAAGTTTCTGATTAAATTCAGCTTCAAGATCTGCCTTAGCATGCTCTAGCATTTCGTTTACAGCGGCTGATACTTCTTGGATCTCAGACTCTGGTATGAGCTTCGATAGTGCTTCAGTAATTTTATCCATTTTTAGCCTAACCTCGCTTTAATATTGCTAGTTTGTTTTTCGATTATTCCGCCCAAGCAAGCAATAAGTGCTTCTTTTGTGGTATTCTTATATATGCGGCTGGATTCATTTTTTGCCACATTATTTTGATAATTCGGAATATAATTTTCTTTTTTGCTACTAACGACTTTCTCCTGAAAGGCGTTGTATGTGGATGGATCGGCAACAGCATCGAATGTAATAAGTTTATAGCTTTCGCCGATAATCAATATTCCATTTTCATCTGTTCTTCCGTTTCCAACTCCACGACTGCTAATTCCTACCCAAACCCCATCAGATAGGAGACTTTTTAGAATACGACCATGAGGCGTATTTAAAATTTCACCTTCACCCATTAAATTATTGCCTTCCCACCATAGTTTAGTAATAACATGTGAGCATTTTTCAAAGTGAACTATACTATCTGTTGGGTGATCAAGTTCACCAACTAATCCACGTGCTTCGACGATAGGGATTAATTTTTTAAGATTTTCGTCAAGAACACCAAACGGATAGATTCGTTTGTTTTTATTGACTGCTTCAGCTTCTTGGAATTTTCCTCTAAATTTAGTCAACCCTTTATCGGTTGATTCATTTAGATTCATGGAGAATCCGCCATTTTCGCAGCAATCAATGAGTAATGTCATATTGTCCATAGTATTGCTTCCTACAAAGTAATAACTTGTATAATTTTGTGTTAATTCAGCTTAACCTACTTCAATTAAATACTGAATGATCACGATACTTGTATAACCATGCGTCCGTTTATTTTCAGACGCATGGTTAATTAAGACATATTACATATCCACGACTGCATCATCAGAATTAACTTTCATATTAGCCCAAGGAGATTTTGGAACATATGGGTTCTGTAGATTTGGCCATGTATCGCTGGATTGAAAACGACTTAGATCGCTATCACCACTGTTAGCTGCTGATGGTTCTTTCATCTTGAAGTCGCCAGCTTTTGGCACATATGGATTGCTTACTGCTGGAAACACTTGATCGCCACCCATGCTCATCCAGCTATTTCTCATTTCATCGGCAAGATTATTGTGATAGCTCTTTCCATCGGAAACAGGAGCGGAATCACCCCAATCGCCTGTATAATTGGAAGGAACTGCACCAACATTCTTTGCATTCATGCTTGTGCGTGGATGATCGCCATTGATTGACACATGAGGAGTGTTGGAAACATCCCATGCATTTGACGCACCCATGAGATTGCCTTCGACGAGATCTTGTAGATAAGAAGCAATAGATTCAGCCAAATTCAAATCAATTGCAGTTTGGCGGGATAGAATTGCTTGGCATTCATACATGTAATTTTCTACAGTTTCTTGTGTAGCTTCATCGCCTAATTCTAAGGAAGCACGACGAACTTCATTGAGTGCTTTCATTAGATCTGCAAAGACTTGTAGTTCGGCATTATCTGATTCATCGAGTTGAGCGAAGAAATCTGTGGTTAGATCACGGAATTCCTTATAAGAATCTTCACAGGTCTTACATTCTGCGGTAACATCAGTTGTAGCACCTGCGATGTGTCCTATTTTACGAACACGATCTGTATAGGCATTATGAGCGGTTCTTAGAATTGCTTCTGCCATAAATTGACAGGTATTATCATCAAAGTTGGTGACATTAGCGGATTCAAGAGCGACTGCGATTTGTGATGCCAATTCAGATTCAGTGACATAGAGAACATCTGGCCAACGCGAAACAATTGCTTCCAAGGTTTCTTCGAGCGAGCGATTATCTGAGATATTGTTGTATCTCTTTAGATCTGACATAGCTCGGACGAAATTTTGATCTTCGCTGATAGCCTTTTTGGCATTACCACGAACAACTTTAACTTCATGATCAAGAGTTTTCCAATTGAAATTAAGGATTTTACCTTCATTTCGTTTGTGCAATGTTGGGACGGCGATTGCTGTGACATTACCTTTTTCATCGGTTTTTACTTGTGATTCGCCCAACAATGGACCATATTGCTTATAATCAACGAAGTTGATAATATTTTCGCACATGACAGCCCATTCTTTCATGGTTGTTTGCTTAACTTTCTTTCCATATGCATTTGGCTTATTCTTTTTATTCTTTTTCGACATAATCATTGCTAGGAATTTCTTTTGTTTAGCGGACATTGGCTTTTTGCCTTTGCCTTTTTTCTTCATGAAGAATGGAACTTTATCATTATCTTCATCTGCTTTAACTGCTTCGCTAACCATAAGATCGCGACGAACGAATGGCATGCTCATGTATGATTCAAATTGTTGGCTTGCTTTTGCGTCGTTATTATCTAACAATGATTCAATCATATTTGTTAGTGTTTGACGGGCAACTTTCTTTTCGCTTTGATCATCGATAACGAGTGGTTCAATATTTTCAAGAACCAACTGATCCTTATTGAGTGTATATGTAGCGTGTATATAAGTACCATCGGGCACTTCATAGGTTACTTCTGATTCACCGAAGGTGGATAATTTCAAATCTTCCGCTCCCAAAGCTTTAGCGAGAACATCCTCAGCCCCGATTAATTCATCTTGGGCATTTGTAAGTGAATTTTCCTCGATTTTCTTAAAAGCATCGAAGCTGATTAGTTTTCTTTTCATAATCAATTGACTCCCTGTGCTGTTGTTGTAAACTAAATTTTTTCATGCAACTGGTGCCTGTGTTGCAAATATGTATTAATTCCAAAAAAATTTTTTTTGAAAA